GAGATAGCATGTCAAAGATTAGATATAAAAAAGAAAAGACAAATTGGAGCAAGTGTAGATAAGGAATTAAAAACACTTCAAGACTTATTGGGTTCCGCTAATATTAAACCAGTTCAAGAAACAGGAGCTAACTCAACAGAACAAGCGACTTTTGGAACATTGATAAAAAAGTGGGAAAATGAAGAGCCAATTCCTGAACCTTTAGAAAAGTGGGAAGAACATGATTGGATAAAGAAATATGTTTTAGTTTGGTTTTTAGGGCATCTGTCTAAAATGATGAATGTTAAAAACAAGTTTTCAGAAATGTATGATGATGAAATGGCAAAATACACAGTCGAGATGGAGGATGAAGAAAATTCTAGTACCGACGATGATGTAGGAGAAGGTGAGTAGATTTGGCAGGTCATCAAAACTTCCAAGTTGAAAGAAATAAAGCAACTAAAGGAAATAATGTTTTTAAAAGAAGTAGAAATTTAAATAAAGATACTGAAAACTTAACCAAGTCTGAAAAACTAATGAATGGCGTTGCATTGTGGGCAAGTTACTATAGAAAATTTCCTCATATTTTTGTTAAAGATTATCTTGGTGTAAATTTAAAATTGTTCCAGCAAATACTTATTTATTTTATGATGCACTTCAATTATTTTATGTATTTAGCGAGTAGAGGGCAAGGAAAAACTTTCTTAACTGCTATATTCTGTTGTGTTAGAGCAATACTTTTTCCAGAGTCAAAAATAATTGTTGCCAGTGGAGTTAAGTCTCAAGCTAGAGAAGTATTAGAAAAAATAGCAGATATGCGGACTAATTCACCTAATTTGGATAGAGAAATAAAAGATTTAAAAACTGGTTCAAATGATGCAGTCTGTTTGTTTCATAATGGTTCATGGATAAAAATAGTTGCGTCAAATGACAATGCCCGTTCTAAGCGTTCTAATGTGTTAGTAGTGGATGAATTCCGTATGGTTGATTTAGATGTAATTAATAAAGTACTTCGTAAATTCCAAACGGCTCCTCGTCAACCTAAATATTTAGACAAACCAGAATATGCACATTTAAAAGAAAGAAATAAAGAACTTTACTTAAGTTCATGTTGGTATAAGTTTCATTGGTCATGGGAAAAAGTCAAAGCTTTTTTCAAGTCAATGGTAGAAGGAAAGTCTTATTTCGTATGTGGGTTACCCTATCAATTAGCTATTAGAGAAAACTTATTAGATGAAGAACAAGTAAAAGATGAAATGTCTGAATCTGATTTTGATGCTATTGGTTGGTTGATGGAAATGGAATGTCTTTTCTTTGGAGAATCAGATAAGGCGTTTTTTAAATTTGAAGAGTTAGAGAAGAACAGAGTTTTACCAAAGGCTATTTATCCTAAATCATATTATAATCTTATAAAAGATAAAAATTTTAAATATGAAGAGAAAAAAACTGGAGAAATTAGATTAATTTCTTGTGACGTGGCTGGTATGAAAAGTACAAAAAAAGGAGAAAATGACGCTTCTGTTTTTACTATAATGAGATTAATTCCAAACAAAACAAAAGTTAATTATGATAGACACGTTGTATATATGGAATCTTTAGAGGGTGGACATACTGTAACTCAAGCTATTAGGATTAGACAATTGTATGATGAATTTGAATGTGATTATATTGTTTTAGATACTGCTGGATATGGTTTAGGTATTTACGACCAATTGTGTCAGAATTTATATGATAAGGAATTACAAATTGAATATGAAGCATTTGGCTGTATGAATGATGAAAAAATGCATGAAAGATGTTTAGTTGAGGACGCTCCTAAAAAAATATATAGTTTAAAAGCAACTGCTCAACTAAATAGTGAAGGAGCTGTTTCTTTAAAAGATAGTTTTAAAAGAAATAAAACTAGATTGTTGGTTAATGAGAATGAAGGTAATGAATATCTTTCGTCATTAAAGGGATTTGAAGCTTTAGAGCCAGAGTTAAAAGTGAAATTAAAGTTGCCTTATGTTCAGCAGAATTTATTAGTTAATGAAATGATAAACTTAGAAAATGTAACTGCTGAAAATTCTCAATACATAAAACTAAAAGAACCTAGAAGTGGAAGAAAAGATAGATATAGTTCTGTAGTTTATGCTAATTATGTTGGTAATATTTTAGAAAGAGAATTAAGAGATTATTTTATATTCTAAAAAAATAAATAATAAAATGAAAGGAGGTTTTAAATTGCCAAGAGGAAGAAAACCTTCAAATACTACTAAAAAAGATGAAGAATTAGCAAGGTCTTGGGAACTTTTTGCAACAGAAAGTATGAATGGAGTTTCCTTGATAGATAAAAAGGGTTCAAATGTAGGTGGGAAAATATTTTCAAAACAAGAAATTAAAAAACTTTTACTTAATCCACAAGCTAATTTTGAAAAATTGCAAAACATGTCTAATTTATTTCAAACAACTTCTGGTATATATAAAAGACTTATAAATTATTTTCCTTATATGTTTACATATGATGCAATGATAATTCCATCTGTTAATCCATCAATGTTAGATGACAAGAAAGAAATAAAAGATTGTTTTGAACAATCAGCGTTAAGATTGGATAAATTAAAGTTAAAAACTAATTTACCTATTTTTGCAAAGCAATTATTTGATGAAGGTGAAGGTTACTATTACAAAATAGAAGATTCTACAGGGATAGTTTATAAAAAAATACCAAATAAATATTGTCTACCATATAAAAATGAAAACAATGTAATTAGGTTTGTCTTGGATATGAATAGATTTAATGCTAGTTCTGAGGATATAAGTGCATATCCAATAGAGTTACAAAGAGCATGTGAATTATTTTTAGACAAAGATTTTAAATCTTTATTTATTGATGGGAGATATTATGAAGTAAGTAAAAACGGAGTGTGTTTTTCTTTAGCAAATGACGGTAAACATGGAATCCCTCCTTTTGCAAGTTTGTTTGAAGATTTAGTTAACTTAGATGAAAATAAAGACCTTCAAAATCAAGTGGACAAATTAGAAAATACAAAAATGATACATAATAGAATACCTTTGAATAAAGATGGAAAGCCAATTGTAGACCCAGAGTTGGCTAGAAAATATAATAGTGCAATTAAAAATAACTTAGATGAAGGAATATT